CCTAGAGTCGCAACCCTACCAATTTAAGGATTAGTCTAATGGAAGCGTGGGAATCCTACCAGATATATCTTGGTTTGAAACTACATTTCACCAGTAACTATGACTATACTAGGTATGGTGGAAAGACTTCTGCAACCAAGGCATCATTCTTACAACGTAGGGACAGGTACTTCTTTGCAAGAGTCGCCAGAAAGTACGGGGATAAAACACAGGAGTATTATCTCGCTAATTTTTTAAAGTCTCCCAAAGGATGGATAGGAGATTTTAGTGAAGAAAATTATATGGAATGGTCTAAGAACAGACAATCATTGACATATAACTTTTTACAGGATATGCATTTTATATTTGATCAAGTTGAAAGTTTTGATGAAGTTTTCTCTTTACAAAATGGCAAACATCCTGTATTACTAAAGAACATGCTTGCAAAGCGTGTATCAGTAGAGTCGGTGGTAATCTTACAAGGGTTACTAAATTTTGTTAAAAGGTTTGATGAAGGATTGAAAGATGACTTAATATGGCCCGACAACAGACGATTAATCGTCAAATACGCTGCATTTCTATCTTATGATAAGGAGAAGTGTAAAACTAAATTACTAAAATTGGTTAAGGAGACATTCTAATGGATATGGCAATAAGCACTCCAGTGAATGAAGTTATTAGGGAACGAGATTTCTATCGTTCTAAATTAGAACAAGCAAAAGGACGAATCAAGACTCTTGAGTTTGATTTATCAGAATTGCAAAAACAAGATACACTTCTAAGAAAGCAACTTAGAGAGAATCAAGGTAGACCCATGAATGGTAATCGCCCTAAGTATCGTAAACAATCGTAACAAAACCATCCTGAGTATGATGATAAAAAGACTCAGATTTTAAACAGGAGATGATGTTGGAAGGGGTAAAAATGATTACAAACGCAAGATTGATTAGTTATAGTCAACCATCAGAATATGATGCGATTGAAGGGTTAGAGGATGTACAGGATTTAATTGCATTCTGTGCTAAAGTGTCTAATCCTACATCACAGATTAACAACTCAACTTCAGAGAAATTGATTACATATCTGGTGAAACATAAACACTGGAGTCCATTGGAAATGGCCAGTGCGTGTATCGAAATTGAGACAACGCGAGACATTGCTCACCAGATTGTTCGTCACCGAAGTTTTGCATTCCAAGAGTTTTCTCAACGATATGCAGAACCTTCTCAAATGGGAGATTCCTTTACTACAAGGGAGTGCCGTCTACAGGACACAACCAACAGACAGAACTCTATTGAAACTGATGACTCTAATCTCAAAAGGGAATGGGAATTGCACCAGAATCTTGTTATTCGACAAGCAGAGGTTGCATACAAGTGGGCAATTGATAATGGTATTGCAAAGGAACAGGCTCGTGTAGTGTTGCCAGAAGGTTGTACTAAGACACGACTATATATGAATGGTTCTTTACGATCATGGATTCATTACATCGAATTGCGTGGTTCTAATGGGACTCAAAAAGAACATATGGAAGTCGCACAGAAGTGTGCGATAGAGATTGCTAAAATCTTTCCATTGATGGAGAAATTATAATGTTTAAACTTATACATGTGGACATCGAAAACGCTGCCCGCATAGAATTCACATTACACACGGACTCAACTCTAAGTGAAATGTGTGAAGGATTTGAATCCTTCCTCAGAGCGAATAGTTATCACTTTGATGGGAGTGTTCAGATAGTGGATAGTGAAATGCAACTGGAGTTACCTCTAGATGGTATGGAACAAAACGCTAATATTTGGGAACGTAGTGGTAGAAGACTTAATGATGCAACACCAGAAGAATGGGATGCACTTTCGATTGCAAAATCCTTCGCAGCTGCGAAGAAGAATAATGATGCACTTGATCGGAATTAATTTCATTTTTCTATTGACAAACACCCCCAAATGCAGTATAATAAATACTGTTATATTATGAATTACTTGAAATACTTAAACTATACTTAAACATACGGAGAACGACAATATGTCAATTTCAGCACTAAGAAACCAGAACAGTCTGGATAAACTTTTACAACAAGTCCAAAAGGACGAAACCCCACAGAAAGACTCTAAGTCCTATGTCGATGAACGACTATGGAAACCACAGGTGGACAAGGTAGGTAATGGGTACGCAGTACTTCGATTCTTACCAGCACCTCAAGGTGAAGAGTTACCTTGGGTTCGCGTTTGGAACCATGCGTTTCAAGGCCCTACTGGGCAATGGTTTATTGAGAATTCCTTAACCACCCTAAATCAGAAAGACCCTGTGAGTGAGTACAACTCTGCACTGTGGAACTCTGGCGTAGAGAGTGATAAAGAGATTGCTCGTAAACAGAAACGTAAACTACAATACTTCTCAAACGTCTATGTTGTAAGTGACCCGACTAATCCTCAGAATGAGGGAAAGGTTATGCTTTACCGCTTTGGTAAGAAAATCTTTGATAAGTTGATGGAAGCAATGCAACCAGAATTTCCAGATGAGTTGCCAGTCAACCCATTTGACTTCTGGGAAGGTGCTAACTTCATGTTGAAGATTCGCAAGGTAGATGGTTACTGGAACTACGATAAGTCTGGTTTGGATGCTAAATCTGCACTCAAATCAACTGATGATGAGTTAGAGACAATCTACAACAGTCAACATTCACTGGCTGAGTTCCTTGCACCTTCAAACTTTAAATCATATGATGAGTTGAAGACCCGTCTGGACACAGTTCTTACTGGTACAGTAAATACCGCAAAGACTGCCGCAGACAGGATTATGGAAGACGAAGGTACAACTGACTTCACACCTCAGTTTAAATCGGAGTCTGCTCCAGAACCTAAAACTGGTGTTGCTGCCGCATCTGATGAAGATGATGATGCAATGTCATACTTTGAAAAGTTGGCAAACGAATAGTACTAACAGTACTAAATAGATAGAGACTCCTACTCTTTTCCGTAGGGGTTTCAATAAGGGACAGAGTGTCAAAACTCCGTCCCTTTTTTTTGTTTTAAAAACACAACTCTGTGGTGTATAAATAGTATAAATAGTATTATTGAGAGAAGATTATGGATTTTTTGTCGTTCATTGGTGATGTTGGAGCTCCAATAGCAGGAGCACTTGCAGCAGGGTATTTTGTATTCCTTACAATTAGATTTATACTTGCAGGGGTTACAGGTAGTGTAACAACTATAAAGAATATAATAGGACAACTAGATAACCGAGTTCAGACTATGAACAACGACTTGGTTAAGATTGATGCTCTTATGAGTTATGCGTTTGGTGTGAAACCGAACATTGATAGAATCGCTGCGAATGAAGGTAAAGAAGATGCCAGACGCGATTAAGGAGTCCTAGTTGGAAGCATTAACAGACGCAATTAATCAGTACGGATTTCCTGTAATAGCAGCAGTCGGACTTGGTTACTTTGTTTTCTTTATATGGAAATGGGTAACAGAAGTTATCGACCCGATAATTGGGCAGACAATGGGTACGCTTATTGCATTAGTTGATAGGATACGGATGCTTGACAATGACTTGATTCGTTTAAATACGAAGTTGTCTATGTTGTTAGAACATTACGACAAGACAGGCAAACCGATAGATGGTGAGATAGAAGAAATTTTGCAAAGGTATGGATCAAGAAATGAATCAGTTAAAACTAATAGGAATAATACTACTCCTGACCCCGATAACTAGTCACGCAAGTGACCTAGTACACTCGTTTGGTAGTCCATCATTTAGTGGTATTGGACAATCACAACACTTCCTTTCTATCGCCCAGATAGAACATAACAGAAAAGAAAAGATACAAGACGATATTGAGTCAGCCGAAAGAGAAGCTGAAAGGGAAGAGAAAAACAAAACAATTAATAAGTTTATTACTAACGTAGAATCTCGTATTTACGCTCAGATTTCTAAGAATCTTGTCGATGGTATGTTTGAAGAGGATGGTGCGCTTAGTGGTACTGCCGAGTTAGAGGGTGCGACTATCTATTGGGTAAAGGATGTGACTGCTGGTACTATCACTGTACAAATCACTGAAGCAGATGGTTCGTTTACAGAGTTAGTTGTACCACTCACGGGATTTGGATTTTAAATGGAACATTACCTAATTGGTTTGATTCTTGCATGTATGTTAGGAGGATGTTCAACTTTAGCAGTTGATGAACATCTTGAATCTGCAAAACAAGAACCTACAGAATTTGTGTCTGGAGTGCAGGAGAGGTTGGAAGACCTTCCTCTATTGGATGCTCCACCAATGACTATAGCAGTATATTCATTTACAGATAAGACAGGACAAAGAAAACCAAGTGAAAGGTTTTCTCAATTATCAACTGCTGTGACTCAAGGGGGAGACTCTTGGGTTATTGATGCACTGCAAAACGCAGGAAAGGGTGATTGGTTCATCGTTATAGAAAGGGCAGGACTTAATAACCTAGTTAAAGAAAGACAACTAGCAAAGTCTACCTATGAACAGTATGAGAAGGGCGAAAATAAACCAGAACTTAAACCCTTGAAGTTGGCTGGTTTACTTTTGGAAGGCGGTATTGTCAGTTACGACACTAACCTTGTAAGTGGGGGTAGTGGACTACGTTACTTTGGAGTAGGTGGTGATACCTCATATAGAACAGATCAAGTGACTGTTTCTATGAGACTTGTTTCGGTTAACTCTGGTAAAGTTCTTTTGACTACCAATGTTACTAAAACAATCGCCAGTGTGAGGGATGATTTTAATGTGTTTAGGTTCTTTGAGATGGGAACTAAGGCATTTGAAATGGAGAGTGGTGCGGCTGCAAATGAACCGACCTCTGTTGCAGTTAAAGCGGCAATCGACCAAGCAATTATTAATATGATAAGAAAGGGCGAAAAGAAAGGTCTGTGGAAATTTGAAGAATCAGACCTTTACATAAAGGAGAAGAAATGACCAGAAGTATAATAAGGTTAATCTTTATTATGGTTGGTTTATACATGGTGACACCCTCATTGGCGAATGACATTTATATTACTCAGGTGGGTGATAACTTAGATTTAGACATAACACAAGACGGAACTGATAACGAGGTGGGTAATTCAACCACCGCTGCGGTTATTAACGGCGATAGCATGAGTTTTGACATTACTCAGACGGGCAATTATAACATAATTTCTGCAACCATTAAGGGTGCAAATTATACAGGTACTTGGGCGATAACAGGTTCAACTAACAGTGTGGAATTGGACTGTAGTTCTTCTTCTGCTGGTAGTTGTGATGATGTTACTCTAAACATTACTGCTACAGGTGATGGAAACAACTTTAACTTCAATATTGGTGAGACTTCGGATGCATCTACTACTGTGGCCAATTTCACTGTTACTGGAGATAATAGTATTATCAACTCTACTGTGGATGGACAGAATGCAGTGTTAACTGTAACCTTAAACAATAGTGCATCATTAGCGACAACATCTGCCGCTTCGGATGAAGGTGTTGCAATAACAACAGTTCAGACGGGAGATGGAGTAAGTGGTCATTCAGCAGTTATTGGTGTGACAGGTGGTGGTGGAACCATTGACATCAATCAGAGTGGTGTGAACGACCAGAAGGTAAATATTGGAATTACAGGCGATAACTTTGACGTTGACATCAATCAGTCTGACTAGTATACTTCTTGTTATTATAACAACCTCTGCATATGCAAATATTGGAAAAGTTATAGTACAGAAGGGTGAAACTAATATTGAGCGTGGTAATGACGGATTTGAATCTATTGTCAAGGGATTTGGAATGGAATCAATGGATACAGTTCGTACAAAGAATGGACGGACTTCCATTGAGTTCATAGATGATACAAGGGTTGATGTAACAGAACATTCTAAGTTAATCATAGATGACTTTGTATATGACCCTAATACACAGACAGGTTCACTATCACTGAAGGCCTCTTTTGGTACGATGAGATATGCATCTGGACAAATTGCAAAGAATAGTAGACAGAATATAAAAATCAGAACTCCTACCGCTGTTGTTGGTGTTAGGGGTACTGACTTTTCTATGACAATAGATGAGTTAGGGAGTAGTACGATTGTACTTCTACCTTCATGCAATGACAATGGTAATTGTGTTGTGGGAGAAATAACAGTATCGTCTGAGGTTGGTATGGTAATTATGAACCAAGCGTTTCAAGCGACTGTTGTTCCTAGTCCATATACAGACCCATCAAAACCAGTAATACTTGACTTGGATGAGAACAGTATACTGAACTTATTAATTAGAAGAAAACCAATAGAATTGGATGAAGATGTTGATGAGGCACGAGCGAGGAAACTTGCAGACTTCTTAGGTATAGACTTCCTACAGTTTGACGCTTTTAAGACAAATGAACTCCTAGATGTCGAAAACTCGACATGGACTACAGATTTAGATATGGATTTCCTCTCTGGTGATTTGTTGGCGAATATCCTAGACATTCTTAATGAACAACTATCCCTACAGATGAGGAGCGAATTCACTAAGATGCAGGATGGTATCCAGTTAGGTAAAAACCCAGACACAGGGGTTGAAATATATGACTACAACACAAACTGGAAGTTTAGAAGAGATGGTAATGGTAACATATTTGAAGCAGATTTGAGTAAGAACTACGACTATAGAATTAACCTAAAACAAGATGAAATAGAACTCTATGATATACCCATAGGAGAAGGAAGTAATAATGAAATCACTATTATTCAAGTTAGGTAGTTATTATATAATCCAAGTGGTG